TGTCCAGCATCGAATATTTCTTCAACAACAAGTGAATTAGTAAATTCGATATTTATAGAAATATAAAGGATTAATGTATTTTCAATAATATATAACAATCCATAGTCCCAAACGTTAAAAACTTGATAATTACAATTTTCAAGAAGACTCTTTAATCCTAATATATACGATTCGAAAATTTGTTTGGTATTTGTATCAGGAATAGGTACTACTATTTGGTATAATCCGCGCCTGATATCTTTATCTATCTCTGAAAAATTAACAGAATTGTTATAGTAATCGACTGATTTTCCGGAATTTACTATAGAAGACGGAACCAGAATATAAATAGGATCAGTATGCGGAATGCCCCATAATGGGAAATTAGTTTTTATAATTTGAGTATGAGAGTATTTCATGTTATTAATCGGTTACTTTATCCCCGTTAGGAAGAATAAACGAACTTTGATAGATACATCCTGCTGCTTCTGCTACTTTTTTGAGTTCTGCTGGAGTAAATCCCTCTCGCTTTAATTTTTGGTTAAATGCTTGAGGACTTGAACCATATAAGCGAGCAAGCTCAGATACACTTATACCGAGTTTGACACATAATATTTTGACCTGTTCTGAAACTGCCATAATAATTCACCTCTAATATTTGATGTTTGATATATAAATAAATTATAAACGATAATATTTAAAAAGACAACATTAAAGTGGAAAAAAGAAATGAAATTATTTAAACAAAACTATTGACATTATAAACAGAAATGTTTATACTATAATCAGTTCAAGGGAACAGACAACAGCCGGGAGAGCCGAAAGCCCCCAATACTTCAAGCCATATACCTGTGAGAATCGCAATAGAGCATATCAATAGTCAGGAAGATGCTTGAGGGCTGAGAGCCCTTGAAAAGCAAAGGAGGACAGCAATATGAAGTACAATCTCAGCAAGATCATGTTGAAAGCATGGAAGATCTACCGTAAGACAAAGGACATCAACTTTGCAGAAGCACTTCACAGAGCATGGTTATCTGCAAAGGCAGAAGAAATCAATGCAAAGAGAATTGAAGATGCGAAGCATGCAGCAGGAATCACAGAGGAAACCAATACCTTTGCTAAGTGGAAAGAGCTGGGTTATAAGGTAAAGCATGGAACATCAGCATTATTCGGATGTTCTCTGGTCTGGGGAAGCAGAGGAGACGGGGCAACATATAAAGCCAGTTTCTTCGGAAAGTCTCAGGTAGAAGCAATTTAATAAAAAAGCCCTTACCAGAGCGGCAACTCTGATAAAGGCAAAGTAACCCGACATTCAGCAAAAGTGAGGGGCTGTGCGTATTATAACATACTCATTCCCCTCAGACAACAAAAGAAAGGAATGGACAGAATGATATCAGTAATGAACGTTCTTATGATTTTCTTTGGTGGGTTTATATCCGCAAAGGTATGTGACAGTATTCGTGAGTTAGAGAGAGGAGAATGAGAAATGAGTAAAAAGGAAGTATTAAAGGCAGAAGAAGCAGTAGAAGTGATGCAGGCCACAAGTGTTCCGGCACAGGA